CCCTTCCCGGGTGTTTCCCTCCCCTTGAGCGTTCATATAAATTGAACTACTGGACGTAGTCCCGTTTAAAATGGACGCTCTGCGGTGAGTCCAGTACTTACCTAGTATGGAGGTACTGGATGTCTCGCACTCGTTCTAGCTCCACTCCTTGGAGCACAATTTCTCCGTTTCAAATCCGTTCAATGACTGATACGGAAGTTCCGGAGTTTAAGGCACGCGTTGCTGCAGGAGAGCTTTTATGCAATCCTATGCAGTCGGTTAACTACCAAGCCTCGTTAGTGACCCCGTGGAAACTGTCATATGACAGGTACACTCGGACACGAATAAGGAAAGGTGTGTATACTCCGTGGGTGTTTGCGCAAACGCATACCATGACGTGCTATCCAGGATCTATAAAAAGATTCTATAGCCCGTCAGGTTATGGTGCGAATGCGACGACGACTGTGCTGAGTTGGATTAACTCTAGACACGGTTTTTCGACATCCGACGTTGCCTCCGATGACACTTTGGCCGAGATGCATACCGAGCTTAGCGCAAAGCTAGCTGCTGGGATGACTCAGTCATTGGTCACTTTGGCTGAGATGCCAAAGACAGTTAAGATGATCTATGACGCTTTCAAGATCCTTAAGCAACCTTACCGGTATGCTAAAGAAAAGTTGAAGTTGGCACGCGGTGCTATCCGAAACGATCCTGGAAAACGTGAAGAACTTCTTAACGTTGCGCAAGATGCTTGGATGCAAGGAAGGTTTGGTTGGCGCCCGATGGTCTACGACATAGTCGGCCATCTTGAAGCCATTGAGAAGGATTTCTCAGTACGCCAAACTGTCAGGTCGAGTCTGCCAATTAAGGAGAACTCGGCTTTCGCAGGCCCTTTTGTAAGGACAACCGACTACTTTGGTAGTGGGCGGCCTTATCTGAATGAGAACTGGAAGGGTGACGCAACCATTAGATATCGGTTGGGTCAGACTGGTGACATGCTGATCGATTATGGAGGTTTTCAGCACTTCGGTGCTTTAGATCCTCTCGGTACAGCATGGGAGCTTGTCACGCTCTCCTGGGCTGTGGACTATTTCCTGAACATCGGAGATATTCTTCAGTCTCTTCAGGCCTATGCGCTGCTTGACGAGCGCGTCGGGTGGACGACCTATGAGGTCAAAGCCCAGGCTGAAAACGTCATGGAAATAGGTTCAGGCGAATATTTCTGGGAGAAAGAAAAAGGGATCAATGTGATCCTAACTCCCGGAATCGCCGTAGAGAAGGTTGTCAGTAAGGTTCGTACACCAGTTGTTTCATTCATGCCCAATCTCGATGCTCGCATCGACTTGAACTGGATGAAGGTGCTTGACCTTGCTGCGGTTGTTCGGAACCTATATGGACGCCACTGAATACTGTGGCGATCTGTTAACAATTAACACATACATGGAGATTTACCATGGCAAGCGTTATAACTGTTACAGTTAATAGCGTTAACTATACCTTCGCGCCGGATTCCGTTCAGCAAGATGCCGTTCGGTTTCTACGGAATGGGAGTACTTTGGTCAACCCAGATACTCTCCTTCTGCGCCGGGTTTATCCCAAACGCCAGAAGACATATCCTGGTAATGCGAGGAACAACCTCAAAACTACTAAGATTGTCTCTCACATCGATGAGACGACCTCTCCCATTATCTGGGAGACTTCCGTTTCGCGACGTGCCGATGTAGATGACACTGATTTCCAGTTGTGCAGAGAAATTCATGCGCAGCTGATTTTAGATGGAGAGCTCGATGCCTTCTTTACCGCATTGGCTCTCTAGTTATCTTGTCGTAGGCGTTCGCCACGTAGTAATACTTGTGGCAGCCCTATTGGTGCCTGTGCTTGTCACAGCGCTTCTGTTAAACCTCTCTTTGGAGAAAATCCAGTATGAAGTCCAACGTTGCGCACTCGGTTTCCCAGCATGGGAACCGCAAGCAGCACCCAGTCCGAAAGGTCGCAGCAAGTGACGCGTTTTATGTCACTTTGCTGAATACTTTGATAACCAGCCTCCTAGGTAACGAGTACCCAATGCTAGATTGCTTGGGGAATGTGCCAGGTCTTGTCAAAGCTTATGACGAGCTGGCCCTTGAGGCTAGAGACAACAATACCGAGTTGTATTATCGGTTAATCCAATGCTCTGCCTTCTTAAAGAAGCTGGAGCTGCCGCGGTTTCGATTAGCGGCTAGGGACGTTGCTCTCCACAAGTGGTTAGACTCTGAGGCGTCGTGCAAGGAAAAGAATGGTGAGATCTGGGAAATTATTTCCCATCCTCTTACCCATTCGCATGACGAACTCGACCTTCTACTTCAAAAGGTACGGAAAGAGATTGCCGGTTTATTAGGCGATTTTCCTCCTGATCTTGATGAGGTTGTGGGTTTCATGAAGTTTGGACCCGGAGCTACTCTAACGCACACTCAAGAAGAGGGTGCGGGCGTCTTTAAGATTCTTAACGCGTCAGCGTATGAGGGCATGGAAGATGAAATATCCTTTCTTGCCAGATCAACGCTGTTTCGAGATTTTATAGCTGAGGCCGACCCGGCCTTGAGCTGTATCTTTACGCGTTACGACGCTGAGGAGCTTCAGGTTAGCTGGTTTAGTTGTGCAAACTACGGCACGGTGCCCAAATCGATCTCTGAAGAGAGAACGATAGAGATTGGACCGTCGCTTGCGACATTTGTACAGCAGGGGTACGATGGTTGGATCCGCAAAAGGCTTCACAGCCAATGGGGACTTGACCTTCGCTTTCAGAATCCTAACAAAGTTCTGGCGTGGGAGGGGAGTATTAGTGGCGATAAGCCAAATACCCCTTGCACAATAGACTTGTCAAGCGCTTCTGATCGTATTTCTTACGGCGTGGTTTATGCCGTGTTGCCTCCTGACTGGGTCCGCACCCTTACAAGGTATAGAGCGCGGGAAGTGCTAATGCCTAATGGAACTGCTCGTAAACTCGAGAAGTTTTCATCCATGGGGAATGCTCTAACATTCAGTCTGCAAACCCTGATCTTCTCAGCCGTTGTTCGGTCTGTATTTCGAGATCGAGGCTGGGAGGGAAGCAGATGGCGTGTTTATGGAGATGATATAATTGTCCCACACCGAATCTATGAAGAAACGGTTCAACGCTTGGAGCTCCTCGGATTTCGAGTGAACCAGGCGAAAAGCTTCTCTACCGGGTATTTTCGGGAGAGTTGTGGTGGAGATTATCTCCATGGTACCTACGTACGGCCTTTCTACCTTAAAAAGCCGCTGAGGACTGTTATGGACGTGTGTCGTTGTTTAAACGACCTCGCCCTACACACCCAGTTAGTGCCAATTCCGGCCAGCGATTTTCGGGATCTTTACCAAAAGATCCTGTCGCTGATTCCTAAGAGCCTTCGGGTTTACGGGGATACTGACTGCGATCCAGGTAGTTGTATCTGGACGCCTCAGCTGTTTCGCTCAAAGGATTCTTACATTGAGCGCAGAGAATCACAGCTACTCCCGGACAAACTGGGAATGGCTTCGAGGCTTCTGACAGGTTATCTGCCTCCTTGGACAGGCCAGCGTCGATACATCGGTGGGTTTATCCCTCCCGGTGTGGAGCTGGCTGTTGTTCGGTGGGGTGGTAGAGAGGAAGTCCTGCGATCGGGGCTTGGAGCTCCGATTGCAGCGTACGAAAAGCCCGCTGCGCCAGGAAGGCCAGTTGGGATATTCTGCCGTAAGGCCCGTAAATCGGGCTTCGTGGCTCACAAAGTGCCACGGGAAACGTTACCTTTCGACCCAATGTTAATGGATTAAGGGTTCGTTCTTTACGATGAATAAGCCATGACCCTTTGAGTGGG